CCCGTTGTGCTTGAACTTGCTAAACCTAAAGATAAAACCTGAGTGCTTAAAGAAAGACCGTTTGCCGTTCCAATAGTTACCGCATTGTGAAGGTCGCTAGTTAAGGCTAAAGTTCCTGTAGTCGCTGGAAGTGTATAAACAGCACTTGTACCATTATAATTAAACTGTGCGTTTTTAGTATTACCGCCGTTTACAAAGTTAAAATAATCCGCAGTCCCTCCTATTTGAGTATATCCAGGAGTCTGATTAAAACCACCGCTTTCACTAAATTTTAAAATGCTTGAATGAACGGCAGTCGTAAAAGTCTTAACACCTGAAATAGATTGTGCGCCAGTCGTAGTAACATAACCAGCAAGAGAAGGAATATCACTTGTAAGTGCAATAGTTCCTGAAGCGTCTGGTAAAGTGTAATCTCTATTTGTAGATAAACTTGTTAAATTAAATAGAGCTGAAATACCGCTTGTAATTCCCATTCTAATACCTGAACTACTAGCAGAAATACTATTGTATCCAGATATAAACGAGATAGAAGTGGTTTGTTTTAAAAATATTGTGTTATCAAAATAAGCAAACCCAGTAAAGGTTTTATTTCCTGCTATGCTTTGGTCTCCAGATAGTGCCATATAATCTGCACCATTTGCAGGGGTATAACCTAGAACCGTTGCAATGCTTTTATTTTTCCATAAGTCAGTTGATGCCTCATAGAATAAGCCTTGATTATTAGCGACAGATGTAATTGAAACATCGTGCAATTCATAAAGCTCGTAACCGTTTTGAATGTTTACTTCGATTTGCCCTTGCGTTGGGTGCGCTCTTGTTACAACACCGATATAAACTAAGTGATTCGGTGCTAATTGCTTTGTCGTTGTGTAAGTTCCAGCCGTAGTTGATGACAAATATAACTGATCACCTTCACTAAATGCCGAAGTATCCAAGCCTGTTATATCACCGAAACAAACTAAATTACCATTTGCTTCGTGTGCGATGTTCGCCTGAACTAAACCAAAGGTTTGTGCTGAGGTAGAATCACCCGTAGCTAAAGCCTTTGAAACCGTAGGCTTGTTTCCAGTTGCACCCGAAATGTAAACTACCGTACCCTTAGTTAATGTAGCACCCGTTGTATTTCTAACCTCACGAATTAAAGTTCCAGCCGTTGACATTGTAGGGAATGTAACTAATGAGCCATCGCCTGCAATGTATTGCGTTGTATTACCCGTTGCGGTTACGGCTAAAGTACCCGAGCTAGTAATCGGTGATCCTGAAACACTAAATGCACTTGGAACCGTTAAGGCTACCGAAGTAACAGTTCCCGTATTTGACGTGTAACCGTTCGGATTTGAAGCTGGGTAATAAGTTGTATTGTCGTAGGAGATTGTCGTTCCTGAAGCCTTTACAAAGCCTGTACCGTTTAAATCGTCTTGCTTTGCATCTAGCGCAGATTGTAAATCTGTTTGATTTGATAGCGTTCCCGTAATTTGACCCCATACTGTAGTTGAAGGCGAAACTTCAACGTAAACGCTACCACTCCAACGATAGATTTTATTCGTATCTAATGTAATGTAAATTTTACCAGTTTCTCCAGTTGAAGGAAGTGTTCCAAAGCTAGACACCTCAATAACATCGTCCACATAGCTAGGTAATTGTGAGCTAGGCACTTTGCCTCCGCCATCCAATGAAGCATATCCGTTATTAACTCCTTTGTTTGCTACGTTTTCAGGTGTAAATCCTAGAGCCGTAGTAACATCGCTAGAAGTAATCCCAGTCAAATAGGTGTTAGTGTCTATCGTATAGCTATTGTTTGCCGTCTTTTTAAGCAAGCCAAAAGTGCCACTAAGCGCAGCGATAGAAGTTAAATCGCCATCTAAAGGTTGCTTGTTATTTAAAGCGTTTTGCGTAGCAGTTGAGATAGGCTTGTCTAAGTCGCTTGTATTATCTACTGCCCCAAGTCCTACCATTGTTTTAGTAATACCGCTAACCGTTCCCGTAAATGTAGGCGAGTTTATAGGCGCTTTTAGATTTAAAGCATTTTGCAAGTCTGTTTGCTCGCTTAATGTGCCTATTATTTGTCCCCAAACAGGGTTTCCAGTTGCTGAAATCTCAACGTAAGCAGAGCCACTCCAACGATATAGCTTATTTGTATCTTTTGCAAGATAAAAATAGTCACTTGATCCCGTAGCAGGAAAGTCTGCAAGGCTATTAAATTGCAATATATTAACCTCCCCGCCTGAACGTAGAATATTAATCTCTACTAAGGTAGGTGTAATATTAAGCGTTACATCTTGAGTTGCATCGGTTACATTAATATCGATGTTATTTTCGTTATTAACGTAATCAACAGTAATGTTTTCGACAATTACGTTTTGAGTAGCCGTAACCGTAACCTCATCAACCGTAGTGCTAACATCTAGCAAAACAGTTTCAACGGTTTCAGTTACCGTAATATCAATCGTTTGGTCATTAGGCTGAGCCGTAACGCTAATATTATTAACGAATTCGGATACCTCAATTGTAATATCGTCCATTTCTATCTAGTTATTTCAGGTGTAATGTTAAAAGTTCCGTGTACATAAGTTTTTACATCTCCTCCTGAGAAAGTAAACTGAATGTCATAAGAATAATTAAACACCTCAATATCTATAATTTGCTTGTTGATTTTAAACTGTCCTGCTGAAGCATTTGTAATAGTAATACCAGCCGAAGATGCCGAAGTTAAGGATAGAGCTGCAGTAGCATCTGAAGCACTCTTTCTTAATTGCATTCTAATAACCGCACCAGTTAGATTTACTGCCGTGTTGTTTATCTTCAATTCAAAGGCTACCTCGTCGAATGTATCTCCTTTTATATGCGTGAAATTAAGACTCATTTTTTATCTTGTTTAAATATATTTTTAACTTTTGAACGTTTGCCTCTTTTGGCTTATAAATACCAGCCACCAAAGTCCGCTTGTTTGTCTGGGAACATATCTGCATTGTTATTCGTGTTATATTCTGGATATGAAGACTGATTAAAACTCATATAATCAATAAATCTACGAGTATAATGTTCTGCAATAGATCTTTCTTTTTCTACTAAAAAATCTATTTCATCTTTATTAACTATTTCAGCATTTTCTGAGCTATGCTTATAAACTCCTTTATTTGCAATTGTGTATGCTGAAAATGGTAAAAATTCTACCATTGCCCAGTGAATAACCATAGGCTTAATATAGGTATTTAAAAGCATTGAATAAGGAGTTGTCAAATTATTATTAACAATTCCATTATTAAATTTATTAAATAATTTAGTTCCTAAATAATTTTGGATGTGAATATCTTGAGCGACTTTGATCCATTGCACAAATTTATCCGTATCAATGTTGCCATTTAACGCAGTAAATTTTACTAAATCATCACGAGTTATAAATAATGCTTGTGCCATTTCTTATTTGGGTAAAAATCCTTTATTGGGCATATTAATTGGTTTTGTATAAACCAATTGACTATCCTTTTTATATCCTTTACCTTCAGATTTATCGAAAGGTGCTGGCAAAATTTCGCCTGCTTTTCTAGCTTCTGCTGGTGTTATTTCTTGAGCACCTTTTCTTCTAGGATCTGTAAATCGTTTATAAGTTTCACGAGTCCAAAAATGGTGACACGCTCCGCCTCCTTTATAAAGGAATATGTCATAAGTATCTGCGCCTCTTGGTCCCCATCCTTCATTAGTTGTAGGATTTTGACTCATTCGCATAATATCTTCTTTGCGATATAATTTATTTGCTTGAATCATTTTCTTGCAAAACTCACGAGATTTATCTGTCACTTCGCCAGAATATCTGTAACGAGATGCAAATAATTTTCCATCTTGTTCTGATTTTAAGTCGGGTCTTGCAACTCCAGTAGTTACAAATTCCCAAACCTTCGACATAATAGATTTTTGAGGATTATTTAAAGCCTCTAATTCTTCGTCTAAGCGTTCTTCGTCTTCGTATGATACTGGACGACTATCAATCAATTCCCACTCGTTAGGGTCAAGTTCTGCCCCAAATTCTTCAACGTTTAACTCGTCAATATGAGATGATAATTTAACACCTGTTTCTTCCTCCATTGTAGCCGAATCCATCTTTGGATTTTGGTCAATAAATTCAAGAGGTTGTAAAGTCTTAAAGTAAAGGTTTAACGTTACACCATTAAAAGCTAATATCTCATCTAAAGATTCTAAAACTCTTTGCTGCTTTGGTCTAATAACCAAGTTGTCAAATAAGATAGAAGCATTCTTTAATTCGTCAGCATTTGAACTAAATCCATTGCTTGAAGGAATACCAAACAATAAACCAGATGTGATTGAATGACCAAGTAAAATCTTACCTCTAGCCTCCTCGCTTAAATATTGATAATGAGCAGGCGCATCATTTAAAGGAACTGAATCAATAGTAGTTTTCTTTGTTTCATCGCTATTAAAAGCAACTACTATTTTAGCCCCAGTAGATCCTGTCAATTTACGTTTAACATCTGCCGCTTGCAATGCCATTTTCTCTTCGTCTGGCACTCCGTTATTAAAGTTAATTACAGATGTCGGAGAGAATCCATTTTGTACATCGTTAATTAAGAAATCAGCAATTTCTTCTTCTAAAGTAGCATAGGCTAATGCACCGATATAATCAACGTTGGAATAATATTTTTGACCTACTGAATAATCACGAACGCAAAGCAATTCTAATGTTTTGTCACCATATCCGAATGCTGGAATTCTTTTAGGTGGAAATTTCTTTACTTCTTGCCAATTATCTGAATAGTAATAGGCAGTAATTTCTCCCTTCTCATTGCACTTCTCTGCTCTTAATAATTGAGCTGGAACGTGTTCAACACGAACAATTGCATTCTTAGCTTTATTGTATATTAAT